GTGCTACATTGTTCACTAATGTAGGTCAAATGAATGCTGGAAGAGATAATGATGATAAATTGACCGTACCATTTAAACTACATTCAATATATCAAGGTGGTGGTCTGAATAGTAGAGATACAGGTTCAGGAGACACACTTAGAGAGAATGGAACACTAATATTAGGAACAGCAGAAAACTTTAGATGGGAAATAGCCAATGTTGATACTACTACAGGTAAATTTTCATTAATTATTCGTAGAGGTAATGATTCACAGAAAAGAAAATTAATTTTAGAACAATTTGATAATTTATCACTTGACCCTCTTGATTCAAATTATATTGCAAAAAGAGTAGGTGACCAAGTACTTTCTTTACAAGGTAGTGGAGGTACAGAACCATATGTAAAAGGTGTTGGAGAATTTCCAAATGTGTCTAAATATGTACGAGTGGAAGTATTAACAACGACTCCTAATTATTTAGATGAGAATGGTGATGTAACTATAGGAAGTTTATCAGCTTCTTTACCAGCTGTGGGTAGTGGTTCATTAGGTGGTGGTTTTATAAATGGTTCAGACGGAACTATTTCACATCCTATCAATTTTTATGATAGCATTACTCAGACTAATTCACAAGGAATTAACCCAACAACTGGAACAGGTTTAACTGCTTATAAAGATGCAATCAATCTATTAGCAAATCAAGATGAGTATGATATTAATTTATTATATTTACCAGGTTTAACAAGTGCAAATCATAGTTCAGTAATTACTACTGCTCTTGAAATGTGTGAAAACAGAGGTGATTGTTTTGTTGTAGTTGACCCTGTGTTGTATAATTCTTCAACAAGTGCTGTAACAGCTGAGGGAACTAAATTCAATTCAAGTTATGGTGCTATGTATTGGCCTTGGATTCAGATTGTAGATGAAAGTGATATGTTGAGATGGGTACCAGGTTCAGTCGGAGTATCTGAAGTGTATGCATTCAACGATAAAACAAGACATCCGTGGTTCGCACCAGCTGGTTTGAATCGTGGTAGAATTAATGCAGTTCAAGCAGAAAGAAAACTATTAAATAGTACAAGAGATACTTTATATGTTAATAGAATAAATCCTATAGCAACATTCCCTGGACAAGGTGTAGTAGTGTTTGGACAAAAAACATTACAGAAAAAATCATCAGCTCTTGATAGAGTAAATGTAAGAAGATTAATGATAGCAGTTAAAAAATTCATAGCTTCTTCATCTAGATTTTTATTGTTTGAACAAAATACACAAAAGTTAAGAAAAGAATTTTTAGCTATAGCAAATCCATTTTTACAAAAAGTACAACAAAAAAGTGGATTAACTGCATTTAGAGTCGTGATGGATGAAAGTAACAATACACCAGATACAATTGATAGAAATCAGTTAATTGGTCAAATATTTTTACAACCAACAAAAACTGCTGAATTTATTTCAATTGATTTTGTGATACAACGAACTGGTGCAGAATTTAGTGAATAATTAAATAAAATAGTAGGTTATTTTTTTGTATTTTATATATTTATATGTGTAAGAAGACATACTAATATGTAAGGTATGAATTAATAGGAGAAATTTAATGGCTACATTGATTGATGCTAATGAAATAATGTTTACGGCTTTTGAGCCTAAACTAAAAAATAGATATGTGATGAATTTAAATGGTTTACCTGCTTATTTGGTTAAAACAATGGCAAGACCTTCAATAACTTTTGAAGAAGTTGAACTACATCACATTAATGTTAAAAGATATGTTCACGGAAAGGCTACTTGGGAACCAATAGAGGTTACATTATATGACCCTGTTGTTCCTTCAGCTGCACAAGGTGTGATGGAATGGATAAGACTACATCACGAATCAGTAACTGGTAGAGATGGTTACTCAGATTTCTATAAAAAAGATTTAACTTTCCAAGTGTTAGGTCCAGTAGGTGATATAGTGGAAGAATGGTTGTTAAAAGGTGCTTTCATACAGACAGCTAACTTTAATGACTTAGATTATGCATCAAGTGACCCTGTAGACATTTCTCTTACATTAAGATACGATTACGCAATACTTCAATTCTAATCGATAAAAAATAATCATCACAAAAAAACCCTTGAAAAAAATTCGAGGGTTTTTTGTTTTTATATATATTTATATATGAATTAGTTATGAGGTTATATGAAAGATTTTAATGAAATAATTGAAAAAGTTTTAGAACACGAAGGTGGTTATGTGAATGACCCGAAAGATTTAGGTGGTGAAACAAAGTACGGCATCACTAAAAGGTTTTATCCAGACATTGATATAAAAAATCTAACAATAGAACAAGCAAAAGAAATCTATAAAAAAGATTATTGGGATAAAAACAAAGTAGAATCTCTACCACAGAATTTATGGCATATTTATTTTGATATGTGTGTGAATATGGGTAAGAGAACAGCAGTCAAAGTTCTACAAAGAGCAGCCAACAACAAAGGTAAAGATATAGAAGTTGATGGTGGCTTAGGACCGATGACAATTGGAGCTCTAAAAGGTGTAGAATTAGATAGAGTTAGAGCTTTCAGAGTAAAGTATTATGTAGATTTAATAACAGCTAGACCAGAACAAGAGAAATTTTATTTAGGGTGGTTTAGAAGAGCAACGGAGGTGTAATAATGTCAACAGAAAAATTATATAATGATATAAAAACCCTTTTTAATGAATTTGAAGAAAATCATTCAATATTTTCAGAAAAAGGTAATAAAGCAGCTGGTGGTAGAGCCAGAAAAGCTATCGGTGAAATAAAAAAATTAGTTACAGGCTACAGAAAGGCATCTGTTTCCGAATCAAAATCATAGGAGTCAAAAATGACAGAAGCAAATACACAACAACAAAGTGTTGAAGAAAAACAAAAGTTCCCAAGTGAGATAATTGATTTACCAAGTGGTGGTAAAATATATGGAAAAGAATCTCCGTTATATCAAGGTAAAATAGAAATAAAGTATATGACGGCAAAAGAAGAAGATATTCTAACTTCTCAAAACTTAATCAAGAAAGGTGCTGTTCTAGAAAAATTATTAGATTCTCTAATAATGACACCAGGAGTATCATCAAACGACTTGGTAATGGGAGACAAAAATGCTATAATGATAGCAGTAAGAATTTTAGCTTATGGTCCAGAGTATACTGCAGAAGTAACTCATCCAGAAACTGGTGAAAAATTAAGTCAAACTTTTAATCTTGCTGATTGTCCATTTAAAATACTACCAAAAGATGTAAAGTATACATCAAATGAATTTGATTTTGAATTACCTGTTTCAAAAGCTAAACTAAAATGGAAACTTTTAACAGGTATAGATGACGAAAGAATAAATGCAGAATTGAATGCCAAGAAAAAACTTGGTTCACTACAAACATCAGGAGTCACAACACGATTAAAACATTTAATAACTGAATGGAATGGTATTTCAGATAAAACAGAATTAAGTGAATTGATTGATAATATGCTGTCAAAAGATTCACTTGCATTTAGAAATGAAATAACAAGAATTTCACCAGATGTTGAAATGAAAATGGATGTTGAATTTCCAGAAGGAGGCACGGTCGAGGTAGATATACCAATGACCGTAGGGTTTTTTTGGCCTGACACCGAAGGATAAACCTTACATACACAAGTCTATTTTTTCTCTTATTTACTATGGTAGAGGATTTACATTTGCAGAAGTATATGACATGCCGGTTTATTTACGGTCGTGGTACTTAAATGAACTAAATACTACTATCAAAAAAGAAAACGATGAGATGAAAAAACAAAACAAAAAAGGTAACTTTGTTTCTCCAAGAAGATAGTATAATTTCTTAATTTTTTAATATTTATAATAGAACAGAAATGGTTTTACAATAGATTCTTAAAGAGGAAATTAGATGCCATCATCAAACGAAATAAAACAACAAAATGTATTATTTGACGACCAAAGAGATATTTTAAATGAAATAACTGGGTTGATGGATAATGCTACAAAATCCTCTGAAGACCTGACAAAATCACTATCAGGTGTAGCAGATTTATTTGGACAAATAAAGGCAGATGCAGAAAAACTTCCCGATGATTTAAAAAAAGGCAATAAAGAGGCTTTAACATTTGCTAAAGCACTAGATAAAGCAAAAGGTAAGACAAA